TAGAAACTTCCTCTACAACCTCATCGGACATACGCCACACTCGCATGGACCGTTTGCCATCCTTCACGACCGCCCGCTGATATCCCAGGCCGCGCAACACAATAGCTACACGCATCTCGGATGCTTTGGTCATTTTGTCTTTTGACATACCAAGCGCCATCTCAAGAACACGAGCCGATGTGAGGGGAAGCGCCATATTTGTCTCGGGATCGGTCAGCCATTTGATGATCGCGGGCTCCCACACCTCGTTGGACATCCGATCATTGGTGGTCTCAGCTGCCTCAGCCTGGGCATCCTTGTTATCCAACCAGATGGCCTCGCCGGCTGCCTCGCGATACGCAGCTTCCGCCCATAACTGATCACGATTGAGGGCGATCCATTCAATATCGGCGCTACGGCACAACACCGGCCACATGCGACTGTTGCCGGTGGGATCACGAAGGTAATCGTCGCTATTGGTGGTTCCTACCAGAACCGCCTGGCGCGGCATATCGACAAAATCCATCCCATGCACCGGCCGGTAGTGGTCAATGGCTCGCGAAAGAAATGCCTTGATTGTCTCGATCTCAGTCCTGACGAGATGTTCAATCTCGGCGAATTCCAGGCACCACAGGCCATGCAACGCAATGGCTGCATCTCTGTTACGAAGATCCGGCGGCACAGAATCGGAAAACCAGTCGCGACCGAACAAAGTGAGAAATGCTGTCGATTTTCCGATACGTTGCGGACCCTCCAGAATCAGCATCGAATCGAACTTACAACCCGGACAACGCACCCGTCGGATTGCGGCAATCATGAAACGCGCGCCAACCATTTGATAATAAGAATGCCGGCGCTTCCATTCCTCATTGGTCAACGTGGGATAAACCGGATCGAATGCATTGATCAGCCAGTTATCCAGCCGCGGCGTTTTATCCCACACCAGTTCATTTATCCAGTCGCGGACCGGATGAAACGCATACTCAAGTGCCGCAACCTCCACGGCGTCAGAAATGGTACGGTGTGAAAATTTGTCTGACCATACACGTTGCATATAAGCCAGAATCAGCGATATATCCTCATTGCGCCAGGTTCTGGGATAAGGCCCAGGCATCGTGAAATCGCGGGTCGTTGCCGGCGGCGGCGCTCGTAACAATACCCGACGACCGGTAAAGGCATTATAGCCCAACATATTTTCGAATTTCGGATCATGCGCCAGAATGATCAGGGCGTTGGCAACTGTAGGATAAGGAAAACCAGCCTTGTTGGATTGAAGTTGCCTGATCCATGGCGGATCAGGCACCACATGTAATTCAACGTCTGGCACTGGCAATCCCCGAACGAATTCCTGATCGGATTGTCGCACCGGTTTCAGTATGATCCAGACCAGCGGAGCGGGCGGCGTTGTACAGCATATCAACTGCCTCATTTTCTGCCAGCAGACCACTACCGATCAGGCGTCCCATTTGATAAGCGCGCCTGTTAAGAGTGTCGTTGCGTGTTCCGGGACCGGAATCCATGATTGCCATGGCAGCTCGATAAAGCCGCCTACGCGCCTGATCATTGGTAACGATCTGCAGGTGGCGGTAAACAGGTTCCGGCGGCGGCGCCAACATCCTGGACAACCATTCCGGACCGATTGGAGGTGTCACCTCCCATGGTGGAGTGATCCACCGATAGGGTCTCCGGGTAACAATGTGAATGGATGGCGGAATGGTCTGGGTCTGCGCGCCGCGGCGCGGATCTATTCCTGGCGCCGGCTGATTTCCTTCCCCTCGCAATCGCTCACCAATATGTCGGAAAAACAGCCCGAGTCCACCACCACCACTCCTGGCCTGTGGCCTGGGCGGAATGGAACCGTGAATTTTTACGAGAGCCGCCAGATTGGCAATTCCATCGTATTTGTGAGTAGTTGACGGAACATCGATGTCCAGACCCCATAAGCCAGATGGCCCGAATACCACTTTCCAGTTGCAGCGTGGATATTCGACACACCATCTGGCTATGGTATTGAGATCATCGGTCGCCTGAAGGTGCGCCCCTTCAAAGCAGGCGGCGCGGGTGCTGGCGGAGCAAGGATATACTTTCCAGCCGAGCAGGGCGACGCCTTCTATTTCACGGGGAATCACTGCCGGCTACTCCGCGGCCGGCTCAGCCTCCCTTTTTCGGAGCCGATCCCGCACGGCCTCAACGAACCAATCGGTCAGGGAATGTTGAAAAAAATATGTCATAGCGGTGCCACCAGGACACTATCGAGCTTCGATCGGTCCTTCGTCATGCCGGTCAGGTAGCCGTCTTTGGCGCCGTCGTGCATGGCCTGAAGGACACCGAGGGCCTGGCGGATGACAGCAGGCTTGCTCAGCCCGCGCTCCTTGGCCAGCCGGCTGAGGACGCCATGCGCCGCCGGCGGAATATCAAGATTGACTCGGGACACGGGGCCCAACCTGCTTATGTGTTTATGGACGGGACTTTGCGCAGGAATCCCCTCCCCCGTCAACCGCCCGCATGACAAAAATATTGCATGGCTTTCCCGTTTCCGGCGGCCTACAAAAAAAGGCCGGCCCCGGAGTGCACCGTTGGCCGGCCAGAGTTGGGCTCCGGTCAGGGGTTGGGACCGCCGGAGCATGCCTCACGTCGAAGGACGTGTGCGCTGGTGCAATGTCATACCGGGAATGTGGTTCCGCGACTAATTCACTTTTCTTTGCTGCGCTGCGCCGGGGCTACCTTGGCGAGGGTCAGGCGACGTGTTCCAGAAACATGTCGCGTGTCGCCGCGGCGCCATGCAGGTTCCGCGCCGCGACAGAAAAATAAATGTCCTTCAGTTCCACACCGATGAACTTCCGCTGACACTTCAGCGCCACCACTCCCTCGCTGCCGATGCCCATGAACGGCGAGAGCACGATATCGCCGGGGTTCGACCAAAGCAGGATGCACCGCTCGATGAGGTCAAGTTGCAAAGGACAGATATGCTTGTCGTCCGAATTGTCGCGCGCCTGCTGAACGTTGAGCGTGTTGGTCTGCCGGATGTCCATCCATACCGGTGATGCCCACCGCTGCCATTGCTCTACCGGAAATTTCTTGCTGTCCTGGCCGACCGGCTCAACGTTTTCGCCTGGAGCGCGGAACACGAGCACATAATCGGCCATTCCCTGGCGCGATCGAGTGCTATCTTTTTGCAGTTGCTTATAGAGCAGGCCGAGTGCCTTCGTTCTCGTCATCTCCACAACTGGATCTTTCCAGACCGTCACGCGGCTGTGTAGTATCCAGCCCGCTTCCTCGTAAAGCCGGATCAGATGACCCGAAAAATCCTTGATCCCGATCATTCCGTCCTTCCATTTTGTAAACGGAATGTCAGAACAATGGACGGCGGCCAGCCGGCCCGGTTTCATGATCCTGGTTTTTTCGACGAGCATGTGCCGATAATGCTCAGCGAAGCCATCATCCGTCGCGTTGTTCCCCATGTCGCACTCGGAATCGGAATAAGTAAACAGGTTCATGAACGGCGGGCTGAATACCGTAAATCCAACCGATCTGTTAGGTAACTGGCGCAATACCTCCACACAATCGCCCCAGTACGCAGCGTAATTTTTGCCTTGTGCTTCACCGAGGCATAGCAATTCCATAACGAACCTCCCTCATCCTGTTGATGCGACCATCCTCGGTCATGTGGCAGAGACGACATAAGAACCTGACATTGGAATCCGCGTTATTTGCGGTGTTCCCATCTTTGTGATGCCGGTCCAGGCGCTTTTGTAATCCGCATCGCTGGCAAAGCGCAGGAGCATCAAAAGCGCGCAACGCACGTGTCCTACCTCCCTTTTCTGAAACATCGGTGCCCTTCCAGGCGGCATGTTCAGCGCCAAATTTTTTACGAAGATCAATGGAGCGTGCTGATTTAGGCTTCCCTCTCCAGGATGCTCCCGAGCATTTGCCCGAACAGAACTTTCGGGTGCGTAGCTTTGAGGGAGGCAAGTCGACTGAATATGCCCTTGCACATGACTGGCAGACCCCTTGGAATATCATACCGACACCAGCCATTCAGGAAGCTTCGCTTTATATGTTGGATTGTATTTTACCCTGACCGCAGAGTGCGCCTGAATGGCGCGACGTGAAGCGGCGATCATCGCCTCTTTCATGGCGGCGTGCGCCTCCGCCTTACGGTCGATCACGCGGCCGATCTGGCCCTCACCTTCCGCCACGATCAAATGCACATTGACCGGCTTCGTCTGGCCGAACCGCCATGACCGCCGAACCGCCTGATACCAGGATTCGTAACTGAACGTGCGGCCGCAGAACACCACGTCGGCGCAATGCTGCCAGTTCAGCCCCGAGCCTGTTATCCCGCTTTTGGTGATGATGATCCGCGCGGCGCCTTCGGTGAAAGCGGCGATGCGCTCTTCTTTCTTTTCAACCGACAGAGACCCCTTGACCTCAACCGCATCGGGCAACCGCTTTGCCAGCGCGGCGCTCTCGATATCGGTGTCACACCACACGATCCATGGCGCGTCTGGCTTATCCTCCACGATTCGCGAAACTTCATCGGCCCGGGCCTCCGTTGTTTGACGTTTGATCTCAAATATTGAAGTCGCGGAGACATCACCGGCAAACAATTGACCATCCATTGGTTTCACCGCGCCAATCGTTTTATGGCGATGAACGTGTAACGGCGGCAGAACGAAACGCGACCCGTCAAATCCCAGATCGTCAGGAGACGACGCCATGACGGCCCATGAGGACACCCAATCCCAGAAGCTTTCCCTGGCGTGGCCCTTGAGGCGCCACGTACCTGTGTCCGCGCTGTCGTTGATGAACCATCGGATCAACATATCGGACTGTGGCATGATGCCGAGGAATTCCGCATGGGTGCCAAGTTCGACATGATCATTCGGAGCGGGGGTCGCAGTTGCGCATAATCGATATGGTGTATCGGTAAACGCATTGATCAGAGATCGCGTCACCTTGCCACTAAAGTTCTTCAGGATGCTGGACTCGTCGAGCGATACACAGCCGAATGATCCCGTGTCCAGCTTATCCAAACGGTCATAGTTACAGATATTGATGCCTGATCGGACTTCCGACTGTTCTCGCACGACTCGACAATCGTATCCGAGCGAGAGGCCTTCTTTTTCGAACTGACGCGCAACGGCCAGAGGGGTCAGGATCAGCCCGACGCCATTGGATGCGGCAATGGCCTGTCTCAGGAATTCCAACTGGCACCGCGTCTTGGTCAGACCTGTGTCCAGGAACAGCGCCGCGCGGCCCTGCCTCAGACAGAACGCTGTGGCGTGCGCGGCAAAATCGAACAGGCAGTCCGGCATTGGCTCCGGGTCGATACCAACCGCATGAGCCCGCGGCACTTTGGTTGCCAGAAATGCCTCGTATTCCTCCCGCATCACCCCTCCCCCGCCGTCCGCGCCGGCAGAGGGGCGGATTTCCTGTTTCTCATGAATCAAACCCCAATCAACACCAACCCATCGCTCGGTCGGGTTGCCCCTGTGTACAGCAACTTCCGTGCCTCCATGGGATTTCTCTGGAACTGTCGCCGCACGTCGGCCACATCGAAAAATGCAAACTTAAAGGTACTTCCCTGGCTATTGTGGATCGTAAGGGCATAGATCGACTGTGCATTGATAAAACTTCCTTTGAATTCGTGCCACGCCTCCCACGATTCGCTCCCACCCTTGCACTCATCCGCCAGCTCGCCCAACCTGATCTGGAAATCATGCAGATTACGCGGAACATGGATATTATGATCTAAACCACCTTCGGTCTGCACTTTCATGGCCCAGGTTGCCACGCCCATCAGATCCGATGGTTCGATCGACAAAACCTCGACCTCTTCATTGGTCGAAATCAATATATTTTCATCTATGACAAGCGGAGACCGGATCAGCGCAAGTTCGCCAGGAAGAAACGGTGTGACCAGATCGTGGCCGTGAATCCATTGGCGTATACGTCGATTGATCTCTGCCACGCGTTCGTTGCGATGGCATAGATAACGGCAGAAATCGGCGTCAGCACGAAAGGCGTCTCCGGTAAATGCCTTTTTCATCCAGGCATCCACATCATTCCGTGGAGGTGCGAAAACCCCTGTATTTTCATTCCGCACCTCCTTGGTCCACGACCAGTCCATGGCTTCATCGGGTGTGGCCTGGGATTGGCGAATCATGTGCGCCGCGGCAATGATGGGATTACCCTCGGCCTGACGGACGATGGTGTCCAGGCGGCTGGCAGGTATCGTGTGGAGCGCACGACTTTCCACCTCTCCGACCGGAGGCAGTTGCGCAGAATCGCCGCAAAACACAACCGCACGACCGTGGAGATGGCGATCTATATGCGTCATGAGTGATGAGTCGAGCATCGACGCTTCGTCAATGATCACAATATTGGCATCAACCGCCTTGGCTTTTGGCGCGCGGACAAATATCTGCTTATCGCCCTGAGCTTTAGGCCGGAGAGAAAGCAACGAATGAATCGTTCGACACATGATATCGATGTGCGCCGCTTTTAGCTTACGCTCCAGGACGGCAACCGCCTTATGAGTCGGAGCGGTAAGGACAATATTGTGCCCGGCCGCATGGTGTTCCTTGGCGATTTCCTGCATCAGTGTGGTTTTTCCGGTGCCAGCGTTACCCAACAGAAGATGCGGGCGCCGCATCTCGATCGACGCCTCAATCTCATCGCGAGCACGGAGTTGGCTTTCATTTAGCTCCAACACACACCCCATCCAACAGAGCCAATGAATCACAGGGAACGCAGGTCGCGCAATTCCATACGCCATCAGTCAGTGCCGCGCGCCAGTAAAGTTTACCCTCGCATGTGGGGCACGGACCATGCGGCGCACTATCAGGCAACCCATCGTCTCGCGCGCTTTCCGCTATCGGGATGCGACGGAACTCTGGTGCAGCTCCGCGCCAGCCGATAAGGCGGTACTCCTTCCCCTCTTTCGTCGCCTCAAAGTTTATCGGTGCGTTAAAGACATCACTCAGAATCCCACGAATGATCCCATCCTTGTCAAGTCGCATCGAGCCCGTATGCGAAGGAACCTGTCCGCGACGATCTGTAGCCATATTTATCTGAACTCCGGAGCGAATGGGATGGTGTCGTCCAAATCCTGTGACGATCGCGCAGGAGCCGGTTGACGTGCTGGCGCCGAATTAACTGGTCGTGACGCTGCCGGCCGTGCCGCCCGCGCCGGCTGTTCGGGTGCTTCCAGATACGCAAGAACCTTGTTCTGATCGCCATATTCAGTGGACTTCTGGACACCAAGTTTCAGCTTTCCGGTGCGCTCGACGATGTCATTCACATCGAGTTCACCGCTTTCGTATTGGGTGATCAGTCCAACAGACTGGCAGAATTGCCGGGTCTTCCATTGCACTTTCTCGGTCGCACCGAGATAGTCAAAACAAGTTTTACGATCTCCCTGATCATCGAACACCCAGACTGTCAACTTGATCTGCTCGTTACCGGCCTTTGAAATTTCCTCCGAGGCATCGTGAATTTCAAAGTCATAGGTGCCCGCGCGCCACACCGCACCATTGGCACCGGCGTCCGCTTCTTCCTTGGTCATAACTTTTTCAAGACGCATATCATTTACTCCATTCTGGCGAAAACGTCGCCAGCGTCGCGAGCAGTTCCGACGCTTGCTCAGGCGTTAACCATGTTCGCCTCACTGTTGTTCTGCCAACACCAATGGAAACACATCGACAATCAGCAACAGGATCGAAGACGATCTGTATGGTCAGATCTCCGATTATTTTGGTGCGAAGAATGCGCGGAGACGTTGATGGGAGAGGAACGAATTTCACGCAGCGATGCGGCCCTTAAGGTATTCGATCGCTTTCCCGGCGCGCTCTTCTGGCATTTCGTCCCACGCTGACACGTTAGCAGCAGCCAACCACTTCTCGACAGTTCCCTCATCCAGTTTAACTACATCCAGAAGCCGAGTGATCTCAGTCAATTGTTCGAGCGTGGCACACAGCACCGGCTCGGATGCCGCCTCGATGACATCTGCGCCAATACGATTGGAAAACTCATCATAAGAGAACTCGAACGTATCACCCTGCGGGAACGCTGCCAGCCGGCTTTTCCGAATGCGGCCAAGGCGCTTCGGACCAGCCTTGATCACATTGACCGCCAGATCCAGTTCGTATTCCAACCTGGGCCAACAATCGAATGTCGAGCCGATCTGCGTGCGCTCTCCGGTGGAGTCCTTGCCCCACTCAGCCACCTCGCCGGCGATCAGGACAACGTTCATGTTGATCCGTGCGAGCCATGAAACGAGCTGACGCATCTGACCGACTGCGGGCTTTTTGTCCGCGCCGAATTCATTCTTTTTACCCGCATCGGATAGTCGCTCAGCCTCGCGAGCAATCTCATTCGCAAACAGTTTGGTGATACTGTCAATAACCAGCGTGCGTCGATCATGGCGCTGAGTGGCCAGAGCGCGAACCTGATCCAGCACTACCTCAAACGAAGCCGCCCCGTCATCGGGTCCAAGATAAAGGGCGCCTGAGTCATGCAGGCGCTGGCGGTATTCCGGTTGCGTTGCGCCGCCCTCGCTGTCGATGAAGTAAACGTCTGGGAACTGCGTCGAGAACACCGTCTTACCAACGCCGCTGGCGCCAAAAAGCAGCACAGTCGGATGGCGAGGCTTGATGACCTCGGCCTTGGTGCCAAGTAGTTTGGTGCGACGCCGGGTTGCAGAAGCGGTTCCGTCAGGCATTGGATTTCTCCTTCATCGCATCGCGATATTGATCAACAATTCGTCGGATGAGATCGGACACGGAAATATCCAACCGGTTCGCTTCCTTA